CAACAGGGCTACCCGCTGCCCCATCAGAAACGTATATTAATGTGCCAGTCTCAACGGTTGGTAATGTTGATACTGTATATGTGGGCAGTGGCATACCCACAGTATTATTTGCTGCCGTAGCAGACTTGAGCCTAAGCACCGTATTGCTTTCGTATACAGTGCCAACTTCGTCTAGCGCCTGTGCAGATGCAGGGATCTCAATGAGTATGGGCTTTGCTATAGCTGGGTTTGTAATTTGTGTAGCAAACACAGAGAACGCACGAACAACCTCTGCCATATACTGTTGTGTATACTGAGGCGGTGGTACTGGAAAGAATGGTACTGGAGCTATAGACATTATCTTCTCCCGTCAGATCTTATATCAACGCGAGGAATACCCAACCGCCACAATACATCTGCATCTGTTGACTGGACTTTAAACGTAAAGCTACGGCCTCGCAGTCTGGTCTGATACTGGCTAGTATACTGATCTACAGGCACATTAGATGTCTTTGTAATAGTATCAGTATTGGTTGTTTGAGCCACCTGACCGGGTGCGTTCTTGGCACTCAAGATAAAATCTACTGTGGTATTATCTACGTTGGTATCTCTGAAGTTAAGATCAGGGATTACTCTGGTGACAAAAGAGAATTGGTTCCCGTCAGAAACTCCAAGATCACCTGACTCAATAAACGATGTCATGGCAGCACCATCTGCTTTTGCGCCCACTTCATGGTTGAACAAATAGTTGTCTGTTCCTGTGCCCACAGGAAGCGCAGATATACCACGATCCAACCACGCCGTTCTGTCTAATGTCCCAATAAACCAAATGCCCTCTTGGTAATTGTAAACCACATAGCTATCGTTTTCATCAGAACTCGCTGATGGATAGAACCACCAAACCTCAGAGAAAGATATGTTTGATCCTGCAACAACCTTATCAGACTGTGCAGAGTTAAAGTCATCAAACACATGGTCACGAACCGTACAAGGCAGCCGCTGCACCGCACCATTGTAGGCATAGAACTCCGCTGCGCCCATCCAGTATACAGCGTCATCCACGGCAACTGCCGCTTTTGGCGCGGCAATGCTTATGTTGCTAGATATAAGGTTAATACCAAAGGTAAATGGTGGTCCGATAAACTGCATTGCGTAGATGGCAACGTCCGTAAATACTAGGATTTGCTGCCTTGTTTCTACGGCTTGTACGATCTTTGAGCCAGAATCAATCCGCAGATCACCCGCTGTGTTTGTAGTAGTGGGAAACCAATCAATGGGATTTTCTTGGCTTGAGAACCTGATCAGCATAGGATCTTGAGATCCATCACCCTTTGCTGTCGATGGGCTTGCGCCTAAACCATCAGCACCAAAAGCAATCACATGCCTATCACGATCTGATAAGAGTATTTGCGCAGCCTTCTGGGGCACAGATGTTGGCGTTCCCGTCAACGTAGAAAGCTCTATGCCTCTTGTAGTTACACCGTTTGTTTTATCCCAATAGAACACCTGACCATTGCGCTCATTAAAGATAAGGTCTTCACCAAAGTTATCGTGAGACCATATACGCAAGTTTGTTTCCGCAGTCTGCGTACCCGTGGCAGGAGCTTCGCCCCAACCGTTATAATTGTCTGCGCTGTCGGTATTACCCAAGGTAAGAAATATGTTTGCCCCATTGGAATGAGTGGCAGGGCTGCTTCCATTAGCACCGCGAGCAACAGTCAACGTATCACTTGCTACAGAGGATACCGTCATCAGTTCGCTGCCCACCAAAACAACATCGTTAGTTGCAAAGCTTGAGCCTTGTCCTGTCGCTACATCTACCCCTGTCTCAGAAGCGTCCAGATCCTCTGCTATGGTGGTCTGAAAGGCGCTGTTGTTTATACCGCCCCAAAGTCCAGCGCCCCAACCCGCACCATCAACTGAGGAGTTAAGCCCCGTACCTATCTGGTAAGTTCCGACTGCACTGGAGCCACCATTACCTGTGTCGCTGCTATTTGCATTTACAGCCGTAGAGTTCAGCCCACCTGTAACTGTAATACTAGGAATAGTGCTAACAGTACGGGCAGATATCTTGTACTCGTTACCGTTTACAACCTCTGTGACTTGATACTCTTGGTTCAGTATAGCGGCTGTTATGTTACCGCCTAAAGAAGCTGCCCCAGAGAAAGTTACAAAATCATTAACAACACAGCCGTGATTCACATCTGTAACCGTGATAACTGGCGATCCGTTTGTGGCAGCAAAAGTAACATCGCCCGCAGATGTTATTAATCTGATAGGCGTGACATCATTATAATCTGTACCTTGTTTGATGTAATACTTTTGTTCTGTGCCTACACCCAGAAATCTTTCCCCGTTAAGGGCAACCCATTCATGCAGGCCACGGCATAATCCAAGAAAAGCATTACCTGAGTTTTTCTCCCACCCGTTTAGCTTTTCTGGATATCCAAACCTAAAACGCACCTTATCACAATCAACCCACCCATTTTCCTCAGAATAAGGAGTGATCTCTTTGTTGATTCCAGCTTTAAATCTTAGGTCTGTATAAGCCATTTTTCTACTCTCTAAACCTGTGGCACGGCTTCGTATATTATAGTCAGATTACCGCTACCGCCAGTACCACCATAAGAAGTGCCCGGAGTGTTTTCGCCCCCTGTTAGGACTTTTGGTCCAGCCGATCCAGCAGTACCCCGTAAAGCTCCTGTAGGGCCTGCGGTAACTTTCCCAGAGTAGTAACTGGCAATAGAAGCTGTAATATCTATACCCGTATCTGATCCCTGAGTGCCGGGATCTCTAACCGGATAGGGTTGCGTACTCAAGGGATTTCCACCTAAACCACCGCCTCCACCTCCAGCGCTTACGCTGCCATAACTGAAAGTGCTGGTTCCACCACCACTGCCCCTAGTTGAGCTGCCGCTTGACCCCGGAGTACCTCCCGTGGTTGAACCACCGCCACCACCGCCCGCGACAAAAGAAGCACCTATTAAATCTGTTACATCACTAAGAAATAAGCCATGAATGCCGCCAGCGCCGCCGGGGGCACCCGATCCAACTGCGCCAAACCCAGATGATGTAGCATATATTACGCCCGCACCACCGCCACCGCCGCCAGACACGCCAACCCAAGCAGCACCGCTTCCATTTATATCATCGGCAGTAAGAGTTATTGAGCTAGTAAAATAATCTGCGGTAAGGGTATAAACATTCTCTTTACCACGAAAATCATCAATAGATATAGGATTTCCACTGGTAGGTATGCCAGAAGGGCTTGACACAAGACCATAATATTCCGACAAAGATATCGGGTTTGAACCACCAAACTCTGTCTGTATATCGCTCAGACTTGCTGCTCCAGTTGGCACGGCCATAATTTAATATCTCCTTACAAGCTACCAAATGCTGTAACGTCACCTGTCACAGTAAGATTTCCGCTAGAATCAATTCTCATTTTATTAACGCCGTTATAGGCAAAAGTAAGATTTGTTCCGCTTGCCGTAGCTGTCCAGTTTTGAGTTCCCCCAGAAACTGTAAACCCCGGAATAGTAACTGTGCCCGTAAAAGTAGGTGACGCAATTGGAGACTTTGCATTTAACTGCGTTTGAATTGCAGAGGTTACGCCATCAACATAATTAAGTTCCGCTGTAGTCGCTGTAACACCATCCATAATGTTTAGCTCAGCCGTACTTGCTGTTACACCATCCATGATATTAAGTTCAGCCGTGGTGGCAGTGACCCCATCCATGATGTTTAACTCAGCCGTGGTGGCAGTGACCCCATCCATGATGTTAAGTTCTGATGTACTTGCTGTAAGCCCGTCTAAAATATTAAGTTCTGTTGTGGTGACTCCTGATACTGCAACGTCCCCATTGGAATCAGATGTCAAAGCGCGGCTTGCTGTAAGGTCTCCCACGCCACGAACCACAGCCTTGCCACCCATGCCTGAGTGATTGGAGCAATAGTAGTACAATACTGAAGGAGCGTCTTGCTCCAGCTTTACCTGCGTGTAAGCCCCAGCACTTCCCGGTGTTCCCGATGTTGTAACCCCTGTCGTAAATGGAGCATTAGGACTGTTGTTATCATTGGTTGAAAACCGCAACGGATGACCGCTATTGGAAGCGTCTGATTGATCAAACCTGTAAGTGACAGAAGGCTTTATCTCCACCGTCTGTTGTACAGACCCATCTATATAATATTTATTACCTGAACCGGGGTTTGCTACTGTTACAACTACAGTTCCAAGAGGCATTTTACCATCTATTTGGGTTTGTATTGCAGAGGTAACACCACTTACAAAATTTAACTCCGCGGCCGTAGATGTGATAGATGTACCTGCTATCTGTAGCGTTGTGGCATTTACCTCGCCAGATGATCCGTAAATTACAGCTTTGCTATTGACAACGGTTCCCGCCGCTGATCCGTCCAGCAAGTTTAACTCTACGCCAGATGTCGTGACGCTAGTGGCACCAACATTAAATGGGCTGGATAAATCTGTTACGTTCTGCACCGCAGCGGTAAAATCCGTAACTGCCGCACCAGAACCCGCACCATCCGCAAGAACAATAGAACCTTTGCCAACCTCAATCGTTACGTTTGCGCCAGATCCTTGAGTAATAATCAAGGCAGCATTTGTAGAGTTAAGGATCATATACACTCTGGCTTTATCATTCTGTGACAAAGTTACAGTACATGTGCCACCGGGCGACCCCGTAAACTTTATGGCCTTATAGTGTCCATCCTCCGCAGAAGAAGGCTGTGCGGAAAGGGTCAGGGTGTATGTCGTTGAACTGAGGGCGATAGACTCAAAGCCGTTAGCTGCACGATCAAGGATTTGCAAGTTGACGTTAGTGCTAGAACCCCATGTGCCAGCCTCGTCACCTGTATTTATTAGTTTAACGCCATTTGCGTCTGTATATGTAGCCATCTGAGCGCCTATCTAAAAAGTTCAATTGCACTTAATATACGTTTTATTCCGTTTCTAAGCAACAAGGGTCCATTGTGGGTCTTGTGCAGGTGTTACTCTTATCCAATTTGGATCTTGGTCAGGCAGTATAAGACCATAAACAGCAGCGCCCCCAATGAATACGGTAATTGAAACGCCCTCTACAGCTTCTCCTAAAATAAATGTAACGTCTTGACCAGACGTACTAAACTGTCCAACATCCAGTCTTTCTGTAAATACAGCACTTGCGTCAAAGCCCGTTAGAGAGAATGAACCCGCATCTAAAGGCAGACTAAACGCAATGCCAAGTCCAACATCTTGTCCTGTAAGCGAGAATGAACCCGCATCCGCTACAAGGATTCTTTGAGCAGAAATACCTGCCGCTTGACCTGTAAGGGCAATAGAACCATGATCTAATGCAACGCTGCCCTCAAACCTTGTAGTAAGATCTTGCCCTGTAACTGCAAAGCTACCTACCTCAAGGCTGGCAGTCTTTTTAAAGTTTATCGCCTGACCTGTAAGCGCAAATGAACCGTGGTCAATAACCTCTGTTATCTTGCGGTTAGCTGTAAATCCTGTCAGCGCAAAACTACCCGCCTCCGCGTTCATAGATTTCTGAAAGTTTAGATTTTGACCAGTCGCCGCAAAGCTGCCGTGTGCTAACTCTTCACGCATTGCAATCGGCGTACCTACATCTTGTCCTGTAACTGCAAATGATCCCCTGTCGGGCTGCTCACGCAATGCTATTGCAATG